GCAAGCTTGGGCGACAGCTGGTCGATGCCGGTCAGGCGCACGGCGGTACTTTCTACTTTCTGAGCTTCTGCCATCACTGCACCTGCTGCATCGCATTGATCCGTTGCGCATGCTCCAGGGATTCCCGGAGCGTATCCAAAGGCCTGGCCAGCATCTGTTCGGGGTCAACCTTCCAGAACCAGGCCAGGTCATAGGCCACCGCAATCAGCTCGGCGACGGAGCCTGCGCCGCACTCATGAAAAAACCGGCGACGGCCCAGCTCAGCGCGTTGAAGTCCACCAGGTCGAGCTGGTTGACCGACGACGGCGGAATACCCGCGCACACCGCGATGTACTTGGCGGCCACGTCGAGGTCCAGACTCACGTCTTCGCCCTTGTCGATCTTGTACGGCAGCGCCTTGATTGCCCGCACTTCCTGCACCGTCGGGCGGCGCAGGGTGAGTTCGGCCAGTGGCTCGCCGTGGGCCTCGATGGCCACTTGCAGCTTCACCGTATCGCTCATTGCCAGGTCCCCTTGATGCCTTCGAATTTCAGCTCGATCACGGCATCGTCGCCCTTGGCCACCGGTTCTTCCACCAGGTAGGCACCGGCCAGTACGTAGACTTTGCCGTTGTTGAATTCGCAGGTGACGGTCATGTCGGTGCCCGCGATCAGCTGCTTGAGCGGAAAGTCCGGCGTGTGCAGTGCGGTGACTTTGAAGGACGGGGTGATGTCGGTTTCCTTATAGAAACCCGGCACCACAGTTTCCCGTTTGACGGCCATCAACGGTGCTTCGCAGCCGCCGTTGATGGTCAGTTGAGCGCCGTCCACTTTGACGTAGCAGGTGCCCGCAATCAGTTGACCCATGATGTTTCTCCCAAAAATAAGCCCGCACGCGGCGGGCTGGAATCAGTTGCGAAAAGCGCGGGGGTTACACCGCCGCGTCGTACTGCAAACGGAACTGGTTGAGCAGCGCAAACACCCGCAGCCCATTGACGTAATCGGGCGGGAACAGCACGTTGACCCGGCTTGGGTCCTGGCTGTCACGCTCGACAATCAGGTGCTCGGCGAACAGTTCGGCGTTCTCCACATGGCCTTCCAGTTCCAGCTTGGCGTACTGGGCGATCAGCTCACCGCGAATAGTGCTCGGGGTCACGATCGGCTGGCCGGCGCCAAAGCGCGTGCCGTCAGCCGCGAGTTTGTGGCGCCCGTACTTGCTGGTGATCACGCTTTGCAGGCGGCGCACGATAAAGGCCGACTGGTGCAGGGTTTCACTGTCCAGGTAGGAGTTGTCCGCCTGGCCGAAGGCGTTCTTCTGGTAGGTGGTGATCGCCCGCTGAATGCGCACGTAGCCGCCTTCGTAGTAAGCCGTGGCGATGCCGTAGTTGAGCAGCGATTGGCGCTCGGTCAGGGTGAAACGCTCGCTGGCGTCGGCCGGGTCGAGGCCTGGCAGGCTGCCGCTTTGGGTCGGACGGCTGGCGTCGGCGGAAATAAACACCGCGGTGCGCGCGGCCAATGCCGCTGCCTGAACCCAGAACGGTTGCGGCACACCCGGCTCCATGGCCTGGATGGTCACGTGCTGGTCGTTACGCCCTTGCCCGGCGGCCACCAGGGTACCGATGGTGCCGCGCTTGGCCGTGTAGACGTGGCCGAACAGTTGCTTGCCCCAGGACCAGCGACCGCTGTTGTCATCCATCACCGCTTGCCAGGCGTTGAGGCTGGTGGTGTCGGCCCAGGGCATGCAGATGAATTCAAACGGCTCGTCGCCCAGTGCCGCCAGCGCTGCGAGTTGGTCCGGTACACCGGCGCCCGCCGCCATTTTGCCGAGGACGGCGGTCAGGCCGTCGGGAATTTGCTCGCCGTTGCTCTGGCCCAAACGGTTGAGCTGCAGGCTGATGTCGTTACCACTCTCACCGGTCCATTTGGCGGTCAGGGTGACGGTGCCTTCGGCGGCTACCGCACTGACCGGCAGGTCGGCACTGGCGTTGATTTTCAGCGCCAGGGCGGCGGCGGCAACGGCCGCCGTGGCGCCATTGATCACGGTCGCTTGAACCCGGGTGCCGCCGACGTACAGGCTGAGAACACCACCCTGGGTGGCGGCACCGCTCAGCTTGAGATCGGCCTTGGCCGCACTGCCTTCGGTGCTGTGCAGCGGCAGGCACCAGATCTCGCCCACCGGGTCACTCTTGCGGAACGTCTCGTACATCGACGCCAGCATCGAACCCTGGCCGCCGATACGCTTGGCCATCGCCGCGCTCGACACCAGCACCAGGCTGCCGATTTCCGGGCTGGTGACGTTGTCGTTGACCTGAGCCACGATCAGCCGGCGCAAGGCCGACGACGCGCTATTGGCCGCCGAATTGTCCATCTCGGCGTAGAACAGCGGCACACGAATGTCCGCCGGAATATGACTGAATCCAATCGCCATTATTTGGCTCCCTGTGGTTTTGCCGCCTTGACGGCTTTGGTGGTGATGTCGCCATCGGCCAGACGTCGACGCCACCAGGCGTTGTCCGGGACTTCGCGACCTTCGGCCGGCAGCAGATCGCCCGCCTCCGGGTCAGGTACGGCACGGCCGGAAACCGGCAGTACGGTGATGCGTTTGCTCATGGTTTTACCTCGGCAGAAAAGGTCATTTCCAGGCGCCCGTCGGGGCCTGGGCGTTGCAGATTGGGGTCGGCCGGGTCGATGGCATCGACCCGCACCGTCACCCCGTTGAAGGACGGCAGAGCGTCCAGCTCAAGCTCGAGCCAGGTTTCCGCTGGCTGTGTGCTGAGGTTGCGTCCCAACTGGCTCTCAAGAAAAAACCGCAGCCGGTACAACCCGCGAACCTTGCTCAGCAACAGCCATTCGCCGCCGTCGTACTGGATAGGCTCGTAGAACCCTTCGGGCTTGTAGCCCACCAGCGCCCGCCAGACCTCGGCGCGCAGGGCATGCAGTTGGTCCATCGCCTGGGCGTGCTGGCCTTCCGGCAAATCCAGCACCAGCACCACGCCAAAATGCTCGCGCAGGGTTTGGCGGCTGCTGTTTTGCGTAGTGTTAGGGCTGGCCTTGTCGCAGATCGGCGTGACGACCGCCTGGGGCGCGTCAAGCACTGGCAGGTTTTGCAGCGCGTCGAGGTCGAGGCCGGCGCGGATGTGTTGGTTGAACGATGGGCAGCGATCCCGCAGGTGACTGACCAGAGGGGTGATCTTCATGGCGCCTCACCAGGCAATAAAAAACCCGCCGAAGCGGGTGGGTAGAGGGGACCGATCGGGCGCGTCATTCAGGTGATGACAGCCCGGTCGCCTTGATCGTGCATCGGTAGCTTTCCTTGCGTTTGCCGATGGCCGTCAGCGTGTCGATGGACCAGCGCCCCTGCATGAAGCCGGGCCAGGTTTCATCCAGCATCAGCAGCCCTTCGGCCTGGAGCGCCGGGTTGCCGGGGCATATCACATTGATCTGCAGGCCTTCACGGCCAACCCGGCGCATCTCGCCCTCGGCCGCTGTCCTGGCTTCATCTTCGCTCTGGTAGCGCTGGGCAAGCACTTTGAACGGCGCGCCACCCACCTCCACCTCACGTTTCTTGCAAGTAGCGGCATCCCACCAGGACGCTTTGGCCCCTTCGAACTTGGCCCGGCTGGTCTCGGTAAAACTGGCGCTGATAAACGCGTGGTCGCCCGGACGGTTATCGCGGGTGACCGACAGCCGCACTTCTTGCAGCGGCTTGCCCGACAACGAGGTGAGCTGGCCTTTACGGCCCAACACGTACAGTTCGTCGACAGGCTTGGCCACCGCATCAAAACGCTTGGCAAGCCGGGTCAGAAAGCTCATGTCGCTTTCGTTGGTCTGGTCGATGTGAGCGATCTTTTCAGCGTCCAGATCCGGCGCGACCCTGGGTGAGAATCCATAACGTGTGGTCAGTTGGCGGAACAGTGCGCCCAGGGTGGTCGGCCCATGGCTGGCTGTGCGGCGCTGTTTGAACTCGTCGTGGTCGAACGGCGCTGCCGTGGCCACCAGCACCAGGCGCATGGGGAACAGGTATGGGGTGCGCTGGGTAATCTTGAACAGCCCCTTGTCCTCCAGGCCAGTCTCGAGGTAACCGACCCGCAGGCCGATCCTTCCACCCATGCGGGGCAAGCCCTCGAGCCCTTCGATATCAAGGGTCAGCTTGAGCTGGTCGGATACGAAGCCTGCGGCATCGGTGTGTTCCCACTCCAATAATCGCTCGTTGAGCAGCGCGGCATTGGTCCCGTAAATTTCCACCATCGGTGTGAATCCAAGTGCCATGGTTCCTCCTTAATCCCAAACCGAAACCGGCTTTTTTGCGACAGGGCGCGCGTCCAGTTCCGGCACGATCACACCGATGCCGGCCGGCAATACCGCCCCGTGTTCCGCGAGGTCCGGGTTGAGGTGCCACAGTGCTTCCTCAGCGGCGTCGTCACTACGACCCAGTTCGCGGTAGAGCAGCAGGTTGACTGAGTCACCGGCAATACTTCGGACTCTACGCATTGACGAATTCCTCCAGTACCAACGTCCAATTGATCAGCATGGCCGTGCCGTCGTCGATCACGTTGGCTTGTTTCTCGTCCACCGATTTGATCGTCCACAGCCCCCAGTTACGGCCAATCCCGTCCACTAACGGCAGCGGTGTACGCAAGACCTGCAAGTCGCGCAGCTCGTCGAGCCTGGCCATACCAATGCCACGCGCCGCCTTGCCGCCAAAGGTCAATGTTTCGAGGGGCTGGCCGGTCTGGCTGGACTTGGGTTTGCCGGCAATGATGTCCAGCGCGACCCAGCCACCGTTACTCTTACGGTCGAGGGTCGCGTAGGCAAACCCGCGCGACAGCCCGAAAATAAAGCTGCCCAACACCATTTGTTGTCGCATCAGACTGCTCCATCGGTGAGTGCCGCGTCGCGTCGCGTCGCCAGCAGGTTATCCATCGAGAGCGGCGTGAACTGCGCCTCGATCTGTTGCACGACGAGCGCCGCCAGCGCTTGGTAACTGGCCTGCTCGGGGGCGGTGATGTTGATCTGCGGGGCGAAGTTGATTTGGCGGTTGTCTGTTTGAGCGTTGGGAAGGCTTTGGCTGACCTGTTCGGGTGGCGGGAGACGGTCGTCGCGGCTCATGACTTTCTCGCCGAGGCTGGCACCGACGTCGCTGCCGACGAAAGTGCCGACAACACCGCCCACCACCTTGCCAATTGCACCACCGGCAAAGCCGCCGATCACACCGCCCAACAATGTGCCGGCGCCCGGAATAATCGAACCCAGCGCCGCCCCTGCGAGCGTGCCAACGGCACGCCCAATGGCCAGCCCTGCTACCTCGCCGGCCAAACCGCCCGCGATACCACCGCCTATCGACCCCACACTGGCGCCAACGGACTCTTTCAGAGTGCCGTTGTTCGCACCGTTGATGAGATTGACACCAGCGTCCGCCACCACCACCGCCAACGATCCTCGCTTCGCGATTCGGCTGGCTCTGTCGGTTTTCGTAGGCGCATCTGGGCCGGAGTTTTTGCCTGGAGTGCGGTCGGCCTGGCGTGTGTCGTTGCCTTGTGACTTCCCTTTGCTCCCGGACGGGTTGGACTTGTTGCCGCCTGCATCGCGGGGTGCGCCATCCTCGCCAAGAACTTTCCCGGCGACCTTGTCAAAGACCTTGTCCACGACAGTACCGCCGAGCTTCTTCGCCAGCGGTACCATCACCACGGCGGCCAATGCGAGGGCGGCCGTGGCTTTGGGCAGCGATTCAGCCAGCCATCCCAAGCCGTTGACCACAGAGGTCAGCACCGTCAGCGCGCCATTTTTCAGGGGTGCAATTGCCGTATCGGAGGCTGTCTCCAGGCGGGTGGTACTGGCCTGGAAGGCCTGTTCATGGGCTTTGGTGGAGTCTGCCCGGCCGGTAGCCGAACGCATGACCGAGCCCTGGTCGCCCAGAGCCGAAGTCGCGTAAGTCGACTTGTCGGCCACCGCCGTGAAGGCCTGCTTCACCGTGTCGATCACCGGCACCAGGCTCAGAATCGAGCGGTTACCGTCGAACAACTGAGTGGCCAGTGCCGCCTGCCTTTCCTGGGGCTGCGCCTTGAGCGCTTCGAGGACCGTCAGCACTGTGTGCGGTGCGTCCTGCTTCATGCCTGCCGCAAGCACCTTCGGGTCAAGCTTGAGCTCTGCCCAGGCAGCGCGCTGCCCCTCGGAGGCACCATCACCCTTGGCCAGCGCGGCGCCGACTTTTTCCACCGCCAGCCCGGCAGACGCCCGGTTGTTACCGGCCGTGAGCAACGCCGCCGAGAACGCCGCGATCTGTTCGGGGCGCATGCCCGACATTCTCGCGGCCGTGCTCTGACGCACAATCGTACCGATATCCACCGCATCGGCCTTGAGCGAAGCGTGGGAGCCCAGCACGTTGGTGGCGTCAGCCAGATCCAGCGCCTGCGGGCGATCCAACTTCATCGACCCACGCCAGCCGCCCATCATCTCGCCGGCCGTCTTGATATCGGTCTGAAAGGCCGCGGCGATGATCGCGGAATCGCGGGCGAACTGCAGCAAATCAGCCTGGCGAGTTTCAAGGTCCTTGCCTACACCGGACCGGGCACCTACCTGCTCGACCCTGGCCAGATCGACAGCACCTGCGCCACTCGCGGCAACCAGTGGGTCGGACGCCATGGCCAGGTTGGCCTCGCGCAGTTGTGTACGTTCACGCCCGGCAAACCCCACCACTTCATGCAGGTCGGTCATCGCCGTTTCCAGCGCCTGCGAGGGTTGGGCTGGATCGGATGAGGCGCCGCTCGTGCTATTGCCTTTGCCGGCCTGCAGGGCCCTCATCACATCGAGCAATGAGCCGTTGAACCTCTCCAACGTGTCAATGAGCCGGGCCTGCCCCGTGACCAGTTGCGCCAGTTGCACACCGACATTTGCCAGTTGAAGGCCCGGCATGTCCTTGGGTAAGGCATCAAGCAAGGACGGGCCAGCCAGCATCGGCGCAATGGGCTGGATGCTGGCGCCTGCCCCGGCCGTTTCAAGCGAGCCGTAAGTCGCCTGGCCATCCCTGGCGATGAGCGACTTCAATCCAAATTTACTGTCTGCCATCCGCTCTACTCCTGTTTGACGCCAAGGCGAGTGATCGCGATGTCGTAGCGGCGCAATGCTTTTCCGGCGTCCCAGTCCAGGATTTCCGCTTCATTTACCGAGTAAATGAGCGGCACGATGTCGAGAATTACTTCGATGTCGCGCTCCGAAAGAAGTCCGCCGGTTTGTTTAAAAAATCGTCGATGCGCCCCTGCAGTTCCGTCCAGTCGGGCACGGTAAGGCCCGCTAGGTCGGGGATCATCAGCCCGGAACAATGGGCAGTGATGAACTCGGCGCGTTCCTTGGCCGTGGTGAGTTTTTTCATCACTTTGGTAGCGCGCAGGGCAGGCATTTCCAGGGTCACATCGGTCAGGGTTCGGCCCGCTGCGTTCAGCGGCAGCAGCAACTTCACCTGTTCGGAGATGGTTGAGTCACCAGGCGTGCGGGATTCGTCCAGGAAGAACGAAGCCGGGCGGGTCGACATGTCATGCACGTATTGGGCGATGGTCACGTAGTCCGGACGTTTGAGCTGGTCGAGCTCTTTTTCCGACAGGCCGGTGGCGAGTTTCGCCAGTTCAAAAAACTGGTCGTCCTCGTCATCACCGGCCCGGGCCAGCGCGTCTTTTTGCGCGGCGTAGTACAGCGGCTTGAGTTGCACCTGCTCGATTGTCGCGCCGGTGTCGGCGGTGATCGGGGACAGCAGGATGTGCAGCGGAGGCATCCAGGCCATGAGTCAATTCCTTGGTCAAACGTTGTTGAAAAGCACCGCACCTCTCGGGGCGAACGCGATCACTGTGGGAGCCGGGCTTGCCCGCGATGGCATCGCCTCGGTGCAACTGATACACCGAGTCGCCTGCATTGCAGGCAAGCCAGCTCCTACAGAAATCGCAAGGCCCTTACGGCATCAGCACCGCGCGGCGGGCATCGCCGAGGATGTCGACGCCGTTGAGCACGAACTTCTGGGTGCGTACGTCGATGTCGATTACCGGGATGCCGTTTTCCAGGCGGTTGTAGGTGCGGCAGGACAGCTCCAGCGTGGTAGTCGCCTTCTCGCCCATCTTCAGCTTCGCTTCCTCCAGGGATTTGAGCTTGCCGCCGACGGTGTGGTAGGTGAAATAGGTTCGGCCATCCTGGTCCTGACCAGCTTCACGCACGTTCAGCAGGATGTCGTCACCCAGGCGCACGCCCAAGGCCAGCATGATTTCCGGGCCGGCACCTTGCAGGATCAACTTGGCATTCAACACCTTGCCGCTCTTGGCCATTTCCTCGGCGATGAACCGCCCACCGGACATGGGTTCCATGTCGAATTCAATCTTCGGCGGGGTGAATTCTTCCACAGTGGCCGACAACGGCAGGCCTTGGAGGGTGGCCGCAATGGCCTGTCTTACACGGTTGGTAAACATTAGAGAACGTCCTCCAGGAACTGCTCGAT